AGGCAGGGCCAGACGGGGCTAAGCTTGGCGCGGCGTGGTGCGACAAGGTTCGGCATGGCGCGATGCGGCATGGCAGGCACGGCAAGGTAGGACCGGGCGCGGCATGGCTAGACCTGGCTTGGCAAGGCAAGGTAAGGCAGGCATGACCCGGCTTGACCGGATAGGGCACGACAAGACGTGACCAGACTAGGCGAGGCGCGGCAAGGCAGGCAGGGCTGGGCGTGGCTAGTCCAGGCACGACACGGCTCGGCTATGGCTAGGCAAGGCAGGCAAGGCGAGGCTCGGCAGGACCAGGATCGGCGTGGCCGGGCATGGCCCGACACGGCAAGACAAGGCAGGCTGGGCTTGGCGTGGCCAGATTTGGCCGGGCAAGGCTGGGTAATGCCCCGGCAAGGCAAGGCAGGCATGGCTAGACCAGGCAAGGCTAGGCACGGCTTGGGCGAGCGAGACGAGGCAAGACCGGGCAGGCGTGGCCGGACTCGATGTGACTTGACAGGGCACGGCTAGCCAAGGCTCGACAAGGCAGGCATGGCTGGACTCGGCTGGGCATGACTTGGTACGATGCGATACGGCAGGACACGGCAAGGCAGGCGGGGCGAGGCACGGCGCGGCACGGCGCGGTAAGACGTGGCATGGCCAGACTTGACCGGGTGCGGCTGGGCGAGGCAAGGCAGGCATGGCTAGACCAGGCAGGGCTAGGCACGGCTTGGGCGAGCGAGACGAGGCAAGACCGGGCAGTCATGGCTAGGCCCGACGCGGTAGGGCGAGCTTCGACGTTGGCCGGACAGGGCACGGCAAGGCGAGGCAGGCAGGTCGCGGCAAGACGTAACTTGACCGGGCGCGACTGGGCGCGGCAAGGCGAGGCAGGCGTGACGCGGCTAGATGAGACCGGGCGGGGCAGAGCTTGACCTGGCAAGGCATTTAGAGAGGCGGGCGCCAATGCCCGTCTCTCACTTTTCGCTTGCCTTGTTGCGCTAGCGGTAGTAAGCTGCGGCGATCATCCATCGGGGTATTCATGTCAACACCTGATTTGAAATTGCTAGAGGCGCATGTTCGCGACCTGCGTGAAAAAGAAAAACAGATCGAAGACCTGGAGGAGGAACTAAAGGCGCTACGCGCCCAGGTTAGGTTTATCCGCACGCAGCAGCTCCCTGAGTTGTTTTATGAGGCCCAGGTTGACCACATCGGGCTGCCCGCAGAGGGCAACCGCCCAGCGGTCGACGCGAAGCTGCGCAAGGAATACAAAGCCAGCATCCCGGAAAGCTGGCCCGACAACAAGCGCCGCGCCGCCTTCGATACCCTGGATGAATTGGATATGTCCGACCTTCAGAAGATTACCTTCACGGTGATCTTTGAGGCCGGCAATCGGGAAAGGGCGGAACAATTTAGCGCCCAGCTCAAGCAGGGTAACCTCGATTTCAGCGTGAAGCGCGCCGTCCACCACGCGACATTATCGGCGGCGTTGAAAGAGCGCTGCGAGGCGGGACATGTCCCATCGTTTACCCAGCTTGAAGCGATTGGAGGCTACATTGGGACGTCTGTAGACCTAAAGACAAGAAAGAGCTAGAATAGCGAACCACAAAAGGAGGAAAATGGGTATGGATGAAGCAAAAGCGCTAGTTGAGGCCGAAGACCGTGAATTGACGGTTGCTGAAATGGAGGCTCAGGCCCAGGAAGATGCTGGGATGGGGGTTTCGGATCGCAGCGAAGATAATATCCAGGCGTTCGTTAAGGTACTTCACCAGCTCAGCCCAGAGCTGAATTCTCGCGAATCGTCCTATGTGAAGGACGCAGCCCCAGGCGATATCTGGATCGCTGCACAGAACCTGCTCATCCCGGGGCAGGAAGGCTTTATGTTCCAGCAGATCGGCTACCAGCAGTTCTGGGTGGAGTGGGAATCCAAGGTACCTAAGCCGGGTAGCTTCCCGGTCGACCGCCATAAGACCAAGCCATCAGGTGGGCGGGATATCTCTATCGGTCAGGTCGAGTTCGACAACGGTCATGTAGCGACCCAGACCCGCTATCATGTCGGCCTGGTCTATTACAAGGACGTCCCGCCTTTCCCGGCTGTGCTTACCTACTCTTCGACTGGGGCGGCGGTATCGACGCACTGGACCGGCCAGCAGCGGGCAAAGCGTAACAAGGACGGTTCTATGGCGCCGTGCTATAAATACCTCTGGCATATGGCTACGGTAGAGCGTAGCAATGAGATGGGACGCTGGTATCTGCTGGTGCCGACGCGCAATGGAGAAATCTCAGAAACTGCGCAGCAGCATAAGCTAGGGCGGGAATTAACCAGGCAGTTCACGGCCCAGGAACTTAAGGTAGCGGAACAGACAACGGCGAGCGACGAAATTCCGTTCTAACGCAGGGGCCCAGCTTCGGCAGGGTGTGTAAGAGAAAGATCAGGGGACAGACCACCCAGCGCGGCCCCGGTCTGTCCCCACTTTATATGGGTAGCTATGATCGATAAGTTCTTCGCCTATGCGCGCGAACGCTACCGTATCCGGCTCAAGCGCAATGCGGGGGAACCGAAGCCGTGGACGCAGGACCCGCTGTTGCGCCAGTTCAGCTTCACCGAAGTCTTTCGCGAAGACGACCGCACTACCGTCTGGCTACGCGAGAATGTACGTGAGCCTCTGCGCGATAGCCCGCGTGTGCTGCCCGCCGTTCTGATCTTTCGCTGGTTCAATCGGATTGAGACCGGTGAGGCAATCTTTCTCAATAAGCGGCGCGGGATATCGGCATTTGATCGCTTTATGCACACCAGCGATATCGAGCCTATGCGCAAGGCGATCATAGCTCATTGCGGCCCGACGGGGCCATTCGTCACTGGTGCTTATACGATCAATACCATCTCGGCTGGACCTAACTTGAACAAGATGGAAGGCGTACTGAAATTAATCGAGATGTGGTTTGATGCTAAAAATTGGAAGCGTCCAGATACGTCTAGCCTACAAGCGTTTTGCGAGTGGTGCAAATCGCCTTGCTTGGCTGGATTTATGGTCGAGCAAGTAGCCTGCGATTTAAGGCATACCTATCTACTAGAAAATGCTCCGGATATTATGACTTGGACTAACCCTGGACCAGGGTGTATTATGGGACTTAATAGGGTCTTTGGTCGTCCAGTAGAAACTAAGCTACCGGATAGCCAACTCATTTATGAAATGCGCGGACTGCTTGCATTAAGCCAACAGCCGGAGTTTTGGCCCGCTGAATGGCCGAAATGGGAGCTACACGAGGTGGAAAATATTTGTTGTGAGCTAAATAAGTATCAACGCGGTTATAGTCGGCGCAAGTACGACGGAGGAGCATCTTGACCAAGTTCAAGTTTTACACTTACGAATATCGTGATCCGCGCAACCATACACCAGTCTACGTTGGCGAAGGTAAAGGGCGACGCGCGTATGTTCACTTGAAGAAAACACATAACCCGGGACTAGCCACCTTCATCGCTGAGTTGTGCGCGTTGAAGTTGAAGCCTATCATTGATATCAAAGAGTATTTCTCAAGTCAGACGGAAGCATGGGTGCGCGAGATTGAGCTAATAGCGCTCTACGGTCGAATCATTACTGGAGAGGGGTCGCTGTTTAATATCATGCCTGGCGGCGGCGGTATGGATGAAGAAACCATGCGTCGCGTTTTTGCTAACCCAGAATACCGACAGCGTAATTTAGAGCAACTACAGCGTCTCACTTCCAGTCCTGAATTTCGTGATCACTTACACCGTATCAGTGCTGATCCTAAGAACAGGCAACAGACTTCTGAACGTATGCATCGTTTGTGGAGTGATCTGGAATTTCAAAATAAAATTAGTAACGCCGCGCGCCGTCTATGGGGTGACCCTGAATTCCAAAAGCAACGCATGAAAGGGTTTCGACGTCGATTTGCGGACCCTAAATACCAAAAAGAGCAATCTGAAAGATCAAGTAAAACAGCGAATAACCCAGAAAACTTAAAACGAATGGCGGAAGGTCGTCGTCGTTACTGGGAGCGTAAGCGTCAATCGAAACAGGAGCAAGCAGATGGCAAGGAAACCTAGGAGTGCAGCCCCTATGACGAACGCGAAACACAAGTCAGTCGATCTGGGTGCGTTACAGGATAGCCTGATCACGGCGCGACGCCAGCTCAATAACGACGCCAGAGCGCTAGAGCGGGCACAGGCCGCCTACGATAAGGCGCGCGAGGACTACGCTATCGCGGTGGTGGAGTTGAAGGACGCGTCGCGGCTGGTATTACATAATCAGGGGGTGAGCTAGATGAGCAAGAGTTTTGAAGCTGGACCTGACGAATGCGATACGGGCACAGCCTTGACGAAAGCTATCGATGCTGTGCTAGCTGAAGATGACCAGATCAAGCGTTTACAGACTGCACTATGTGCGTGTGTAGAAGCAATGCGCGATGTGCAGGATCATTGGGGTGACCCGGGGTCTTATACCCATAACCGTCTGCTTACCCCAATGCTGGTCCACGAGGATACTATACGGGAATTAACCCACGGGCCATTGCGTCTTATTGATAAGAGCCATGCGTAACACTGTCCCAGAGAGACTTGAAGCGGGGCGCGACCTAGCACTATGCCCGCCAGAGTACGGTCTGACGGGTGCCTTCCAGATAATGGGGCCGTGTGGTAAGGATTTGCGCATTATCGCCAGCGACGCTACTATCGATGCCGCGCAGGGCTGGGAGCATGTCAGCGTTAGCGTCCCCGGCCGCTGCCCCAATTGGATTGAGATGTGTTTCGTCAAGGACCTATTCTGGGGGGAGGATGAGCTGGTAATTCAGTACCACGTCCCAAAATCAGAGCACGTTGATAATCACCCCTTCGTACTCCACTTGTGGCGTGATACCCTCCATCCGCACCCGCGCATGCCCCCATCGACTGCTGTGGGAATAAAGGGTCTGTCACAGCAGGATGCGCGAAAACTAGCTTCACTATGGGGACGTAGATGAAAACTAAGAAAATGGCGATCCGGCTAGCGTTTCGCGAGCAGGGTGACTTCTGGAACGCCTACCTGGCGCTGCCCGACACGCTGGACGGTGCTGAACTGATTGGCTCGATCAAGATGGGACCAATACGTAATAGCCCAGAGATCAGGAATGCCTTCATGGCGGTGATGAAGCAGATACTAACAGAGGCTATTGAGGACGTAACCGGCGTAACGCCTGATACGTGGACGACCAAGCGGGTAAAGAAGTGAAACTACATCCCTCACTCCCGCAGGACGTCCGCACTCGAATGGTTGATGGGGAAACTATGACCGACTTCGATCCACTCAAGGCACAGCGCGAGATTGTTGCCGGCATCCACGACATCTACCGGGTGATCCAGGCGCGGGCGCGCAGCGCTGAACAACACTACGCAGAGGCCGAGAGTGACTATAATAGCATGATGAAGATCGAGCAGTTCACTAAGGAGCTGCTAGCCCAGGCGCAAGCGAAGCTTCAACGGCTAACGGAAGAGGCTGAGAAGAAATGACGATGTGCCTTACCAATACCCCGGTCACCTATCACGACAACCTGGGACTTTACGTCAAGCATGAAGAATTGTGCTGCCCCGGTGGGCCGAACTTCTCCAAGACACGCGGGGTCTACGCCCACATCGCGGCGCGGCCGGAACCGGTAATCGGGGTGCTGGATACCTCTCATTCGCAGGGCGGCTGGGCCGTCGCGCGGGCATGCAAGCTGTTAGGGAAGCAGTGTGAGCTGTACTACCCGGTGCGCAAGGCTCACCAGAACGCCCCGCTCCAGGTCCAGCAACTAGAGGCGCAGAAACTGGGGGCTGAGCTGATCCCTATCCCGGCGGGACGTTCCGCAATCCTCTACCACCGGGTGCGGTCTAAGTTTCGGGACGAAGGGCGCTACCTGATGCCCAACGCGCTGAAGCTACCCGAGAGCGTGTCGGAGACAGCCGCCGAGGTGGATCGCACTCAGCTGCCATCCGATATCAGCGCCGTCTTGATAAGCGCTTCCTCCGGCACGATAGCTGCCGGAGTGCTGCGGGGCCTGGGGGACGCAGCGGTGAGCGTCGTCGTTCACCTAGGATACAGCCGCTCAGAGCGGGCGGTACGCGCATACCTAGATAAGATGTCAGGGATAAATACCAGCGGCGGCGTCACTATCGTGGACGAAGGCTTCAGTTACGCGGACGCCGCCCCGCGCGATGTAGAGCTACCAGATTTTCCGTGCAACGTCTTTTACGACCTTAAGGCATACCGCTGGTGGGTGCGCGAGGGGCAGGCACGTTATGGTCGCGCCCTTCTGTGGAACGTGGGCTAGCCATGTACCCCCCCGTCACAACGAGACAGGTCAACTATATCACCCGGCTGATGACGCCGAAAATGATCTGTGTCATTGCCAATCTACGGCGCTTTATGTCCTGGGGCGAGTTTGATCGCACGATGGCCGATGTTGTAGTTAACGCGAGGAAACCGAATGATCATATCAATTCGGGGGACGTCGGGCAGCGGCAAGACAACCCTGGTACGCCGGATAAAGGACTGGTGGAGTGATGACTGGGAAATACAAGTTGAAAATGGAAAAATAACCGGGTATACTAGCGGCAGGGTGTTCATCTTTGGGCCGTATCGTGAAGGGCTTCAAAGCGGCGGCGCGGATACAACTAAATGGGGCGCTTTCCGCACCCGCCAGTATCGAATGGATTACATCGCCCAGTGGGCACAGAAAGGCTACCACGTGGTATTCGAAGGGCTCATGGAGAGTAACGAGGTTCATCGCACCGTCGCGTGGGGCACGATCTGCCCAGTTCACGTGATCTATCTTGATACACCGCTAGAGGATTGCTTTGCCTACATCAACAAGCGGCGCATGGCACGCGGGTTGCTCACGCCGGTAGACCCGTACCATACGAAGCATAAGTATGGCGATCTTCAGCGTGTTCAGCAGCGGCTTGTCGCGGCAGGGCTAGACGCCCCGTGGCTGGATCGCGAGGCCGCTTTCCAGCGTGTATGCGAACTGTTGAAAACAAAGGAAGAGATTGTCCCGCACGACTATGCCCCCAGCGTGATGCATATGGGCGATTGTAATATCTGCGGCAATCTGCAAGATCACCCGATACACCGAAAGGAAAAGTCATGAATGAACAATCGTGGGTTGATCAGGAAGAAAGCGCGTCCAAGCTATATCAATATTATATGCGCACTGATCCCGACATGCGCGACTTTCTGGGACCGATTGAGAAAGAGTTTGACCCACTTACCGGGCGGGAACTGCGATCGCGCATAGCTAAGATTGGCATGGTGCGCGGCGCGAAAGAGGAAAATATGAAAGAGGTGCGGGTATATCTGGAACCGATACCGCACATCAGGATCGACAATCCGCAAGAGTTACGCGGCTGGTACAGCAGTAAGGGCGACGGCTTCATCCAGGGAAAGCGCGAGCGGCCCTGCTTTACCGACGCGATCCTCACTAGCCCCTATACCGGGACCTGCGAGGTACAATGCGGTTTCTGCTACATCAACGCTGGCGGGCGCGGCTATCGCGGGGCAGGCTTAACGGCGGTGCCGATGGGCTACGGGGCGCACGTGCGTAAGCAGCTAAAGAAAATGAACAGTGCCCAGGCCGGTTACTTTACCAGCTTTCACGACCCGTTCAACAGCCTCGAATCCTACTACCACAACACCCAGGAAGGGGCGCAGGCGTTTGTCGATGAGGGTCTTCCAATCTTTTTCCTCACCCGGCTAGCCTATCCCGACTGGGCGATTGATATGCTAAAGCGCAACCCACATTCCTACGCCCAGCGCAGCATCAATACACCCCACGAGGATGACTGGCGTAGGCTATCACCTAAAGGCGCGACGCTCGACTACATCTGGGATGAGCTGAAGGAACTTCACCGGCAGGGCATTTACATATCCATCCAAGTCAATCCGATCATCGCCGGTATCGTTACCCACGATGATATCGAGCAGCTATTTGAGAAGCTGGCTAGCTGCGGCGTAGATCACGTGATCGTGAAGTTTGTAGAGGCGAACTACCCCTGGGCGGCGGCTATGGTGGATCGCATGGTGAAGAAGTTTGGCGACAACCGCGCCGCTGCCTTTAAGGAGCTATTCACAGAGAATAGCTCGGGCCAGCAGCGTGTCGTCAATCTGGAGTACCGGCTAGAGGGCCATCGACGCTATCAGAAGAAGGCGATTGAATTGGGAATGACCTACGCGACCTGTTACGAGTACGGCCCGAAACAACCAGACGGAACCTATAAATCTATCGGAGGCGACTGGCTCACCGCCGATACCTGTCACGGACATCGTGTCCCGTTCTACACCCGCGCTGCGCCAGGCGTGCCTTTTAAGGCGCTCGACGTCTGCCCCCCATCCGGTTGTCTCTCTTGCGCGGATACCAACGAGGGGAAGCCGCGCTGCGGCTCTGAGCTACTGGGTGCGGCCAAGGCATTAAAATTTTCCGACCTCAAGCGCGACCCAGGGCTTGCCCTCCCTGTGAACTAGCGCTAGGATGTAGTTGTAGTCTACTCTGAAATCTGAAACCGTAGGGATGCTGTCATGAGACAAGCCGACCTTAGAGATTGTTTGACTGACCCGGCGTATCAGTTCTTAGATCGCCCCGCGCGGGACCGCTTAAAGTTCCACCCCCATCAAGTCCTCTACCACCGTAAGGATAATCGCCTGGTAGTCTTATTGAAGAAGGGTGGGCAAGACTACTCCGCTAACATCGATATGATTAAGTCCCTCTCTGACTTACAGAGTTCCGGTAAGGTCACGGAGGGCTACCTGGCGCAGCGCAACGGTGACGAGATTGTTGCCTGGCAGACGGTGTTAAACGTATCCCGTAAAATCAATGGATACCCGCCGAACGACGGCGAGTACGGTCCCTTCCACTGGCTAAGAGAACTCACATTCGAGGTCGTGAGGGGCAGCTCAGCCTTGTCTGACGACGATCTGCCATTCTAAATCCTTAAGTTAGGTATGTCGATGGATATTCGCGAGTTTGGAACGCAGCTCATCCGCACGGGTGATCTTGATCCGGTCTACATCGGATTGTATAAGGCACGCATGCCGCGTGAACAGCTAGAGCGGGCGCTGATCGCCTACTGGTACTTTTACTCGCTGGGATTTGCTGCGTGGGCTAGTGAGACAGAGGGGGACGCGTTCTGGAAGCGGATGGAAACCGCCGCGATCAATCTTGAACCGTCGCCGCTAGGCGAACGCTGGCCACGTGCGACGGAGCGGCGTCATTTCCGGGGACAGAAGTGCATCAACGCTATCTACTGGTTGCGCAAGGAACAGCCGGAGTACTGGGTGCGTAGCCTCAAGGACGCCAAGACCGAAAAGGATGTAATGGCGGCGGTGAACGAATGGCCGATGTGCGGAAACTGGATCGCGTTTAAGGCCGCCGATATGCTAGAGCGGGTCTATGGGCAGCCCATTACGTTTGATCAGAACATCGGCCTGATGTATAGCTCACCACGCGCCGCTCTGGACCTGCTGGCCGCTGATCCTGAATTCATCGCAGTCGACAAGACGCCAGAGGGGCTGTACCGCAACCTGCTCACCTTCTTCAGCAGCCACCGCGCGCCGCCGGGGAACGACCGTTTTTGTAACGCGCAGGAGACGGAAACCATCTTGTGTAAGTGGGGATCGATGCAGACCGGTCACTACCACGTTGGTAAAGACCTGACCGAGGTGCGCCACGCGCTAGCGGGCTGGGGCACGACCGCGCAGCGGATAACGGATGTGATGCCTGAGGAGGTTGTATAAACGTGGCTTTTACCAAAGACAACTTTCGCTCTGATGCGCTTTTCTCAGCTAAGCTAATGGGGCGTAACATCTATGCGGCCAAAAGAAGATTCCTGAATAGTCTGACTACCGCCAAGAATCAATCGGTTCAGGAACTTCATCGTAGATTGCCTGAATTTCGAACGGCTTTCGAGCTTGAAAATGGCCTGTGGAAAGGAGATGATTGGCTTGGTACCCGGATAGGTAGGGAATCTCAAAACAAGGAAAATAAGGAGAGTCAGATGAGGCTCCAACCGCTAGTGAATGCGGCGGTACAAGCCAACATTGTATTCCCTACCTGGGGAGATTGGGAGACATACGTGTATCAAAATCTTGGTGAAGTAATACCAAGGCAATTCTTATACATTTGCCCTCACAAGCGTCTATCCGGTAGCGGCTACTTTCTTCAGAAAGTTGGGGTTACAACCAACCTTGTACAGAGACACTGCGAGTATCGAACCTGGGGCCCAAAATCTACTCCCCCAGTTTGTGAGCCCATTCATCCATCTCCGACCTTCATTCTGACCTGCGATCTGGGGGCAATTTCGAAGGAAGCTGCAAGGACTATTGAGAAAGACTGTATGTTTGCTATCGGAAAAACCCCCAGCTATGGGCTTGAGTGGTTTGAAGTGACCCCTTTGAGTGTTATGATAGCCGTTAGTGGTGTATTAGTAAGTAAGGGGTATCGCCAAGGGAAAGATGGACAAATTATTGTCCACGAAGAAATTGCCACGTTGACTATCGCAGGCGTATCGGTTGTATCGTGATGACCCTCATTGCATTGGAGGTATCATAACCGCCATGAGTAAAAAATTCACAAAGGGTCTTTCTAGCCTAAGTTCTCTGTTGAATAGAGCAGAGACGGAAGCTAAGGCCAAAGCGGCGGCGCTACCGAAGCGACCCACCGCGCCCGTTAAAAGCAACCGTCAGATATCGGACAGCGATCAATTTATCATAGATACGTTAGCCCTCCAATTAGGTCAGCTGCCGCCAGACCAGTTGCCCGAGGCCCGTTCCACTATTATTGGGGCTATTGAATGCGCAAATAACTCGATGGTTTCAATTCAACAACAGATTGATACAAGAGAGAATCCTTACGATGAACAAGGTCGTAGCTGGAAGCCACGTGCAGAAGCCGCGCTGCGATTTAAGAGGCAAGAGGAGCAGGGTTTGCAGAAACAGTTGGCGTTAGTCGATAATCTGATTGCGCGTGCGAAGCCGTCACTTAAGCTAGTAACACCTACGCCGTCGCCAGAACCGACACGCGCGTATGAAATCCGTTCAGGGATTGAGCGTCCAACCTTAAGAAGAGACGAGTGGCGCAAGTATCCGTTTGATAGACTAGAGGTGGGGCAAAGTTTCCGCTTCGACACCGAAACCGCTGAAGAAGTAAGGAATTTAATCACGGCAGCTCAACGCCATCTGGATCGGCGTTTCTCTTATCGCACGGAGAGTGATGGAGTTATCGCTGTATGGCGTACCGAAGAGCCTCCTCGACCTAGGAAAGGGAAAAGTGATTGACCCTCATAGTTAACATTGCCGGAACATCCGGCGCAGGTAAGTCCACGGTGGTACGCAAGCTGATCGAGGCTAGCCGCTACGCCGCGACGATGGCCGAAGGAACGAAAGAGATAGGACGCATTGTCCATATCGGGGAACAGTCTGTGTTTATTGCTGGGCGCTACGGTGAGCATGATACAGCAGGGTGCGACTGTATTAAGGATGTGAGGTTCTGGTACAATACGATCTATGAGCAGGCGGCACGCCATCACGTCGTCTACGAAGGCTTGTTCGTAATGAACCATATGCGCGGAATTGAACTGGTGAATAAGATCCACGACCGCGCAACGATGCACGTGATTAATCTCTCCACGCCCTGGGAGGTTTGTAGGGATAGCCTCAACACACGGCGGGCGCGACGCGGCCAGGCTGAGTTTACCGGCAATACGGACAACCTCAAGGGGCATATGGTTCGGGCGAAGAACTTTGCTTTTAAATTGCGTCAGCTAGGCGCGACGGTCTATAACCTAGACCGTGACGCTGCCGTCACCAAGCTGGTGGAGCTAGTCGGATGATAGCAATTAACTTGCGCGGAACGAGCGGGGCGGGGAAATCCTACCTGGCCCGCCGCCTGCTCGCCCACTATCCCAACCGTGTACCTAATATGGTAGCGGGACGTGGTACCCCGATCAGTGCTGTGTACACCGGCGCGCCCGGGCCGATACTTTTTGCCCTGGGTCACTATGAGGCTGAGCAGGGCGGCGGGGCAGATACTGTAAGCCGCGCCGACGGGTTCGCCGCTATGGAGGAAGCGGCCAAGACCGGATTGACTAACATACTATGGGAAGGGGTAATCTTTAGCGATGAAGTACCCCAGACCATCGTGCTATCACGCTCTATCGAAGTCCACGTGATTCTACTCACTACACCAGTGAAACAGTGTCTGGCTGATATCCGCGCGCGACGTGAAATAGCGGGCAGGAAGGTTAAGCCCCTGAAAGAAGCTAATACCGTGAATCGGGCAACAGCGATAGATCGAGTGATGACAAGACTACGGCTAGCCCAAGCCCCCGGTCTTAAGCTATACAAGCTAGACCGCGAAGAGGCTTATGCTAAGTGCGTTGAGCTGCTGGGGCTATGATGAATGAAATTGACGCTGCGATCCTACGATTTGAAAGCGCCGTCTCCAGAGCGTGGGTACTTGATACTGAGGACAGCTTCACCGATAAGGATAGAAAGTCCACGCGCGAGGCTCACGCTCAGATCGCTCAGCGACGCGACGAGCTAAAACAGGCGATTGGACAACTGGAAGACGCATTGAAGACATGCCGCGATTTGCGAACCTATGATGCGATAGAGATCAATCGCCTGCGGGGACAAAAGTAATGCACGTCATAAATGTAAGGAACGTCTGCGAGGCTCTGCCCATTGGGGTGGCGCTGCTGCGTGAGAAAGGCGTGGTGGAGGAAACCCGGGCAGGACCAGCCTTGGTTATGCCATGCCCCGTGACCACCGTGATTGCGCGTCCTACGGAGCGCGTGCTGTTCTCTGCTAGGCGCGACGCCAATCCAGCTTTCCATTTATTTGAGTCAATATGGATGTTGGCGGGACGGCGCGACGCAGCCCCGCTGAATAAGTTTGTCCGTGATTTTGGTAAGCGCTTTGCGGAACCGGACGGGACAATACACGGAGCCTACGGTCATCGCTGGCGCGAGGCTTTTGAAATCGATCAACTGGATGAGGCGGTGACTAAATTTAAGCGGTCCCCGTCAACCCGCCAGGTGGTAATCCAGATGTGGCACGCGCCCCTGGACCTAATCGAGACATGGCGCGATATCCCGTGTAACACGCATCTCTACCTGCGCGTGAGAGGGGGTGTTCTAGACCTAACTATATGCTGCCGTTCCAACGATGTTATCTGGGGCGCGTATGGCGCGAACGCTGTCCACTTCTCTGTGCTACAGGAGTACCTAGCCGCGCGCATCAGGGTGGGTGTAGGTATCCTCTACCAGGTGTCTAACAACTATCACGGCTACCTTAGTACACTAGGTAAGGTCGAGGGCAAGGGTACCATTGATGGATTATCCGACAATCGCTATTTTGATTCAGCGATGAAGCCGCTACCAATGTTTCAGTTCCCAGACCACATCGATCAGGATATCCGTATTTTTATGGACTGCTTTGATAACCGGGACCTTTACCCAGCGTTTGTTAATCCGTGGTTTAACGATACCCTTGTCCCGGCGATACAATCCTATCTAGCTTATCGGTCTGAGGGGTGGGGGGCGGCCGTCGTTTACCTGCCGCAGATCAAAGCGCTGGACTGGCGCGTCGCTTTCACCGAATGGTACATGCGGAGGAATAATGCCAAACAGGGAACAGATCAACACTAGCCGATACCTAGCAGGATGTGTGAAGCGCTACCACGCCTGGCCTACGACTACCCAGCAGACCGTTGCGCATCACAGCTGGCGTGTCGCGACCTTGCTGGTAGAGATATTCGGTATGCCGCGTGCTGAGGTATTGTACTTCGCCTTGTGGCACGACGGCGGGGAATTATTCGCGGGTGACGTCCCGTACCAGGTGAAGGTGTCCGTCCCGGGTATGTCTGAAATGATGGATGCAGCCGAACGGCGCGGTCTAGAAATGCTAGGTATCCAGCTGCCTGAACTGATTCCAATGGAAAGGGCGCAGGTAAAGATTGCAGACATAATGGAGATGCATGAGTTCGGTCAGATGGAAGTCACGATGGGCAACCAGTACGGTAAACCCGTGATGTATGATACCGTCGCCCACGCGCGGCGAATTGCCAAGGAACATGGTCTGGACCTGGCGCTCAACGCCTGGATTAGCCGATCAGGAGTTCACAAAGATGGGAGGGAATGATGACAAACAAAGCGGGGTTGAGAACAATATACGAGGCGTTTGAAGCCTGTACCCTCCCTATAGGCGGGGAGGGGCATCCCAAACGAGCAGTTAAAGCGACCTGTGGGTATTGTAGTAATACTGAAACGCTTCCAATCAATACACATAAAGGTAAGTACGGGAGTGATGAAGAGATTGTAGAGCGGCTGGTGGCGGAAAAGTTTGAAACTATTGGATGGCTCATTGGAAAGACCGCATCCCAACATAGATGCCCGTCGTGCTACGCCGCGATCAAAGCATCCCGGAAAAGGAAGAGTGAAATGAAAAATAGTGCGAGCGAACCCGCGATTACCGAAGCCAGCAGCAAGATAGTACAGATGCCGGTGCTCAACATACCGCCGTCGCCGCCTGTACAGGAGCCTGTACCCGCTCAGTCAGGGACAAAGCAGCCAACGCGCGATGAGCGCCGGATTATCTTCCAGAAGCTCAATGAAGTCTATGTCGGGGAGGAAACCGGCTATTCCGCCGGGTGGAGTGACAAGCGTATCGCGGCTGACCTGGGCGTGCCGATGGCCTGGATCAAGATTATTCGAGATGAAAATTTTGGGCCCAACATTGATGAGGCGATGGTGACGCTGATTAACGAGGCGAAGGCGGTTTTGATAGAGATACAGGCCGCGAAACTAGATGCCGATAAGATTGCGACGCAGATAAAAGAGCTGAACCGCAAGGCTGACGGTATTGAACAACGATTGAAGAAAGTGGAACAATCCAAATGACCGATATGAAACACATGGATTACCTCGAACAGGTTATGAATGAGGACCTGTCCACCATCCGCCGTAAGGAAAGCACCTACAAGGGCAGCTGGAAAAAACGCGGCGGCGTAGGCGCTGCTATGATGGTACTGCGCAAGATAGATCGCCTCGAAAATATGCTTGAGACGCGCGGCTTCGACATCTTCAAGGACGTAGGGGACGGCAGCGACGGTACCATGATTGCCGAGATACGCGACTTGCGTGGCTACCTCATTTTGGCAGAAGCCGAAATACTAGCACAGAACCAACAGGTATGGGTACAGGTTGAACCGACAAAGACCTTAAGATTCAAGCTTGAACCGACCAAGCCAGGTACACCAGAGGATGGCGGGCATCATGCGCGCTATATGCCGTCCCGGCTAGATGATGGACTGGCCAGGGATCAGATTGATCCTAGTGAAATGAATTACTATATGCACTTCGACGGAATCTATCTGGTAAACCGGATCACTACCCCTGAAGATTTATGGGGGCATCTACCCCGGCTACCCCGGGAACTCAACCATAAAGAGCATACAGAGTTGCAGCCTAGTTACCAGCCACTCTATCAATGGATAAACGAAAAGTGGCGCCTGTCCCCGCTATACGTGGACAAATGGGGACGCGAGTAGTGGCAGACTTCCAACTCAGCCTCTTCGTACCAGAAACCGGCTGGGAACCCCCGGCCCGGTTACCTGACCTGCGCGGTAAGATTAAGCGCATGGCGTTGGATACCGAAGGGCGCGACGACGGGTTGACCTCCAATCGCGGCTCTAGCTGGCCGGTGCGCGGTGGCTTTATCTGCGGAGTTTCGGCGGCCTGGCGGGAGGGCGGGGAGATCAAGCGCTTCTACGCCCCCACCCGCCACCCCAGCAGCCAATGTTTCGACGTCGATGTAGTGCGGCGCTGGATTGCCGACCACGCGGCGGCGGGCATTCAGCTCGTCTTTCAGCATGGTACCCATGACATGGGCTGGCTCACAACCAGCTGGGATATGGATCTCAGTAACGCGAGCGTTACCGATACCCAGGCCATGGCTACCCTGGTCGATGAGAACCTATTCAGCTACTCGCTGGACCGGCTCTGTGCCTGGCGCAAGGTGAAGGGCAAGGATGAGGAAGACCTCAAGGCAGCGCTGGGGAAGGGCGGCAAGGCGAACATCTGGCAGCTAACTGCAAAACAGGTTGGACCCTACGCCGAACAGGACGCGGTATCCACCCTGGAGCTAGCCGAGAGCCTGGACGGAGAGATTGAGAAGCAGGGTCTGGGCGTCGCCCTTCAGCTAGAAAACGACCTGATGCCGCTGGTGCAGGAAATGCGCCGCCGGGGGATTGCGGTGGACCCGGCCAAGACCCAGTATCGGCGCGAATGGGTTCTGAAAGAGCGCGACCGTCTCCTGTCCCGTCTCGCGCGTAAGCTGGGCCGGTCTAACCTTACGATAGAGGAATGCCGCTCGCCCATCAAGCTGGCCCGCATCTTTGAGGATGCCCGGGTAGAGGTTCCCTACCGCACGGCGAAGACCAACCAGCCGTCGTTTCAGGCGGTCTGGATGAGGAAGCACCCCCACTGGCTGCCCCGTTTCATATCCCGGGCGGAGCAGCTCACCGACATGGCGGATAAGTTCCTCAAGAATTTCATCCTCGATTACGAGGACCGGGGTCGCATATACGCCTCCATCAACCAGTTCCGCAGTGACGAAGGCGGCACCCGGAGTCACCGCTTCTCCTATTCCAACCCGCCCCTCCAGCAAGCGCCGCATCGCAACGAGCGCTGGGCTCGCGCGTTCCGGGGTGTGTTCCTACCTGAGGCGGGGGAATCGTGGCTATCCACGGACTACTCACAGCAGGAATACCGCCTTATTGTCCATTACGCTGCGACGATGAACATGGCCAAGGCAGCGGCGGCCGCAGACCAGTATGCTAAGTATCCGGATACCGATTTCCACGCGATGGTTGCCCAGTGGACCGGGCTAGCGCGGAAGCCCGCGAAGGATACTAATTTTGCGAAGGCATATGGCGCGGGTATCGCGCGCTTCGCGGAGATGATTGGCTCCAGCGAAGAGCGGGCCAAGGAAATCATGGACCAATACGATAAGGAGATGCCCTTCGTATCCCAGCTCAACCGCTACTGCGCAAATCTGGCGCAGGATCGCGGCTGGATTAAGCTGCTCGACGGGGCGCGGTCTCATTTCGATTCGTGGGAACCGCGTGAGGGGTTCCAGGGGTCCATGCCGTCCTACGGGGCGGCGAAGGGAAAGTGGCCACACGCCCAGCTGCGTCGCGCCTATACCCACAAAGCGATGAACCGCCTGATCCAGGGTAGCGCCGCCCGCCAGACCAAGATGTGGATGCGGGCCTGCTGGCGCGAGGGTTTCGTGCCCTTACTCCAGCTTCACGATGAACTCTGCTTCAGCATTTCGTCGCCAGAACAGGCCAAGCGGATAGCCCAGATCGGTGTCGACGTCGTACCGTTACGGGTTCCAATGAAGATTGATACGGCTATCGGCGCAAACTGGGGCGAGGCAGAGTGACGTGGACCCATCAGAAGCTAAGATTGAAGAGTTGCGCGTGGAAATCAAGATGCTGAATCTTCGCCTGGCCGCGCGGGATACGGAGATTGCGAAGCTACACGGCGCGGTCGATACCCTGCGCCAGCTGCGCGAGCTGGACGCCGCAGAGATACAGCGGCTACGCATCACCATCCGGGGCGGAGTGTGACTTTCTGGTTTGCATGTAGTATTTCAAACGTTCCCGCTTCTGCCACTTAGCCTGGTCTAGGGATACCGGGCTGAGTAGCCCCGCGTCAATAGCCAATTGTATCACGGCTAGCACTTCGCCCACCTCGACGTTGAGCTTGTACGTATTGGAGATGCCCCTGTCGGGCTGGTTTTCCTTGCCGAATATTAACAGCTCAGAGGCGTTCTGGATCACCTCAGCGCATTCCTTCTGTAGGATATGCAGGATTTCGGCCTCATGAGCGGTGAGCGGCGTGCCATTCGGCATTGTCCTTGCCTCCAGTGAGGACCGCCTTAGCGGCGGCTATTTCCTTGCTGATACGATAGTGACGGTTCAAGCACAGACTACAAACGTGGACATTGCCAAACTGGTAGAGCGGCACATCGACGGCTTCGCAGATGACGCAGTTCATCCTCGTTCAATCTCCTGTATCGCCCACTCAATATCGCCCAGAGTAATCGTGCGGCGCTCATTGGTGATAGCCCGGTCGCGAATTAACCGCAGCGCGCGTAGCACCTGCTCCGGCCCCTGCGGATACTTTGGTACATGCTCAGCGTGGTAGAACAAACCCCCCGCAATTATACTTGTATTACTGAGGATTGGTTCACCACAAGCGGCACAGACGGTAGTCATCAGAAATCCGCCGTGCCGTGAGAATCGATGAACACCTCTCCATCCTCCAGTTCCCCGTCGTCATTGCGATAGGTGATGATGTGAACCTGGCGGCCGGTCGCCGTCGATATGCCTAGGAATTTTGCCTGGGTGAACTCAACGGTGTAACCGCCTTTTTCCAGGGCGGCCTTCACGTATCCAGTAGTGATCTGTCCGGTGGTGAATATGTTGGACAGCGGCCCTATAACTGTGGTCATGACGAACACGTCGTCTTTCTGACGCTGCCGCTCATATAGCTGCGACACGTCGTCGCGGGTTGGTTCTTGCTGCTGGAGCAGCTGGTGATGGTCACGCTACCCGACTTACGGGTAGTACATTCGGTAGCTGCCTGAGCTAATGACGGGATTAGAAAGATGAGGGCAATCAATAAGATGGTCCCGAAAAACCCGATTATGAGTAGGTTCCCCCCGTTACCAAACACGTCGTTCTCCCCGCCGCCGCCGGTTTCTACCTGCGCCCCGTGCTTCGCGTAGTGCTCGCGGCCCCAAAGCCAACCGTAGCCCGCCGCTCTCAGGTACCACCATCCAAAGATTTCAAACACGATTATGCCTCCTCTGGAAGTTCGGTCAAGTCCATATACGGCTTGTCGATGTCTATGGAACAGGGCCAGTCTGGGTCTAGCTCATCGATAAAAAATGTCTTCCATTCGTCGCGCCAATGGCCTGCGTTCGCGCCGCATTCGCCTTCCCGCCAGCCTGGGGACCGGGCGTCAATCTCCTCCTGGGCGCGCTCTGCGATAGCGTCGGTGAAAGCTTTCGTGTTCTCT